AGACATACTTAAACTCCATTTACTAGAACAGGCTTCACTACATTCACACTAATATTAGGGTCATCCGAGATTGCAACACCATTGCATAAAATCTGCGCCTCCAAAACAGGAACCCATGAATTTTCGTCCGCACTATATTGTAATACTTGCCCTGAGTATAACCCCGCATTCGCAACAGGAGTTCCCTGTAATCCAACAACTCTCACTATAGGAGAACCTGCCGTTGAAGTCGCATCACCTGTGATTGGGTATACTCCTCCACCCGGACTTATACATTCGCGGTTCATAAATTCTCCTTAACTAGTTGCCAATGGAACGTATGAAATACCCACTGTAATATTGTCGGTAGTTATATCTAAATTTGTGATAGTAACATATACCCTTGCAGTCACAGGAGACTCCCCATTAGAGCCCATACGATCCTGAAATGTCCAAGTATAAGGAGAGGTATCTAATACCACATCAGTGATAATGTTCTGAGTAGAGCCTGCTGGTGGAGTAACATCTAGACCTCTATATAAATCCCCAAGCTGAGCGACCCGTGAACCATATATTTGAATACGACAAGGAGCACTTGCGGTCAATCCTAAAAGCTGGAATGACTTACTGAGTGTAATAGACCCAGAAAACTTACCTCCGGGTCCAAGACTAGCTGCAACAAGGGATGCCTGTGTTACAGTAATTCCCGTTATGCTGCCTCCGCTTCCCCCACTAGAACTTCCCCCACCTGAACCACTCGAACTATTCGAAATATTCGAATAGTTGTTAGTAACATATGTACCACTTCCACTTACTGGTGCAGGAGGAGTAAAAAATCTAGTCTGTGAAGTAGAACTTCCTTTATAAAACTGCCTCTGAGAATCAGGGTCAGTTTGACCAAGAGAAGGCAACGGGCATCTCATAAAAGGGTTTATTCCCGGCTCCACGCTTACAGATGGAGCCGGTATACCCATAGAAGGAGAAGCCTCATTGGTAACTGGGGTATAATTACTCATATCTAAATTTTTAGTGCTAGATTCCTGTAATGTTGGCATTTATATACCCCTATTATAATTCTTGCGAAAAAGTGCCAAAAATGGTTGTTGAAAGCAACTCATTGGCCACTGTATCATACGGAGAAAATATGATTTGCAACTGGCAATGGCGCATCGCCGCCGTCTCATCTTTTAACTCGGACAAATAGAAACGCTGACTGTACAAAGAACTACTTGGTTTTAAGTTTGGAGGATCGTTTACCCATACCTTCAGAATATCAATTGGTCCTGTATAATAAGGTAAACACTCGTCTACAAGAAGTCCAATCACAAGAGGAGAACCAACCTTTATAGACTCTGTTGTAATAAAAGCTACTTCAGCAATCTGACCCGGTTGGGCCAATACCACTGAACCAATAGTAGCATATGCAGGGTATGATGTGCCACTATCGGAATATACCGTTAAATCTCTCTGTGTGATACTTCCTGTACCGGTAGGTCCAACTAAAAGACGATGAACTCCCGGAGTCACTTCAACGCTTTGGATAGCTCCCGCTCCTCCTGTGATAATAGAATAAGGCGACCATGTGTTTCCGCTTTCAGGAGCCGGTGTATCCATCAATTTATACCAACCTGTTGCACCATCTCCCACATACCACGCCTGATCTTCCCCTTCAACGTGCCATGCTACATATACATTAGCAGGATTCCAGTTCTGTCCGGGATTTCCATTCGTTAACCGAAACTGATCTCCAATCGGCAAACTTGCAGAACTTATACCATTCTCGGGATTCAAAATAACAAATTGATTGTCTGTTGTAAAAAACCCTATTAATGTTCCGCGTAAATCTAAAGCATTATAACTAAGCAATCCCACCCCCGGAGCCATAGGAAGTGCTCCCTGAATCGGACTTTGCGCTGTTCCGTTCCCTTGAATAATATAGATGTCTGAAACGGTAAAAATAAATGCCCCAGATGCTGTAGGAACAATTCGTTTTACTAGAGACGGCATAGATGAAAAGTTTAATGGTGCTGTTCCATTTATACCATTTCCGCATGGAGTGGCAGGACCGGTCGTCCAATAAACCACATTTCCAATGCTGTACCAAATTCTATCAAGATGATAAGTTAAATTGATTGCTCCAGCGCCCGGAGGAGTATTCTCTCCATCAATCGCACCCAATATCTCGTTATTCAAGCCTACATCCAGCGTTTTATCGGTATACCCATCAGTAAGATATACACTTAATGGTACAGTCCAATCAGAAAGCTGGCCCGGTATCAAAAGAGGAACAGACTGACCGTCTGTGCTTCTAAAAATGGCTACATAATCTGACTGCGGGTCTATAACAGCTTTATCCGGCAAACCGCTTCCCGGTTCCAAAAATACCCCATTAATACCGATAAAGTTACCTGTTACCTGAGATGCTGGACTACAGTTAGACACAGTATCATCTAATGTATCGACCAATGCTACCCAATATGTCCAACCGCCATTAAATGTACTCAACGTTCCAGTTTTAACCGTTGCAGCAATACCCTCATTTATCCAAATTAGATTTGGATTATCATAGGTAAGCGAGTTTGCGCCGGTAGAGAATGTGGGAGCAATTGCCCCAGTAACACCAGTTCTATATGGTGCTTCCTCATAGCCATTAGGGTCTACAATTGTAGTATCTGGTAATGTAAATGTTGTATTTGCTGCCCATGAAAAATCCGTCACAGGGCCGAGATTATACCAAGTTAACTGTCCGCTAGACTCTGTAACCGTGGGATACAAAGGAGCATTTGATACTGTCCAAGAAGGCCAAATTGGTTCGCTTGTTCCGCTTGTAGGATTTCCAGAACCTCCACTTGTATTGGCTAAAATGTCGCCATTACACATAACGTTTAACTGCATTCCGTCATGATACCAATAGCTATAATCAACTTCTACTGGATAATTTCCGGGAGCAGGAAACGTTACTTGAAACGTATCGGTAACTCCAACAGAACCTGAGAATGTGTTTGTAACCGGGTCATAAGTTCCTCCACCCGGAGTACCTCCGTTGGTTCCCCCAAAATTAGGGTATCCTTCTGCTGCTGTAACAACCTGTCCTTGATTATTAGGATAACCTGAACCCCCGGTCGATGTAGCCCCATTTCCAATTCCCCATATCATACCATCGTAGTGACTGATGGAAAAAGTATAAGTACCGGCTACTGGAACATTCAATGTTGCAAGAATAATCAACTCATAGGTGTTAATAAAATTAGAGAATGGGGTGTTGAAGCTAACTACCTCACCGGCTGCATTAACAGTATCCCATGTTAAATTGGCCCCACCACCTGAAGTACTGAAATCATCAAATAAGTTATCCCAACTAAACATACTGCCACTTTCAGGAGCACCGGCAAAATCTAAACTATTTTGAGTTAGAGTGCTGGCAAGAGCACTAGATGTACTTGTTGGATGTGTAAGCGTAAACCGTCCAACGCCACTTCCAGAATGAACACCTGCATATAAATATGCTTTCACACTGCCAATAAGACTTGGTTGAGTATTTTGACCCAACATAAACAGACAATTGATGTTACCGGTTGTTCCATAGGTACTGCCAATAACGAAAGAGCCTTGGATGGTTGCCACAATCGACGAACTGGTTTCAGACACTCCATTTGGATTTGTTAATGTAATAGATGTGGTAGTAGATGCTGTACAAGGAAATACCCCATTATTTACAACATCAATAGCCCCTGTAATAACAAACATCGTCGGAGGAGTGGTAACAAATGCATTATCCGCTCCGCCCGTAATTGCACCGGAGTATACTGTACTTCCACCTACTGCAACCGCAATAGAAGTCAAATTCAATGTAGTACTCTGGGTATACTCTGTATTTGGTTCCCAAGTAAGAGATTTAGGAACACCTAAAGCAACAGTTTGAATCATGGTCCACGTAACTTGACCATCTGACGTCGTAAGACCAATAGTAGTTGCCCAAGTTGGCTGAGAGCTACCGCTTAGACCCGGCGTAGTAACCTGCTGCAAATTTCCGTTTGAATCCACCACCACACTAACTAATGAGTAGAAAACGCCCGCTCCCCACGAAACAGATGATGCACCAAGATCAAAAAGAGGCTGAGAAGTAGGAGGAGCAATTCCCCAATTCTTTACAGCACTTCCACGATTAACCCACTTAACCTGTCCATCTAAAGTTACTCCACCGGCAAAATTGTTAGAACTAGATGGAACAACAGTGCTCCACGTTGGAACTGTAGACCCCGATGCCGGATTAACTCCACCATAGGCTTGCATGGCATCAATATCAGTCTCTGTCCCAACATAATCAACATTGGTGAAACTTGCTGTAAATGTATTGGTAGTAACTCCAGTAAGCAAAACGGTCTGGTTATTTAAAAATGTAGCATTCATATTCTCAGGAAACGATACATACATCCCTGTAGACAGAAAACTAGTTAGTGTTGCTGAAGATGTGATTGTCAGAACGTTTGCGGAAATGGCAACGTCTGTAACCGGAATTGCAATCGGAACTAACTGTTGAACATTTCCATTAGGATCGATCAGAAAAGTAGTATAATATGGGTATGAACTACTGTTCCATTGGGCACCATCTGACCAAACCACAAGACTCTCAAGCCACTTCTGGTTGTCAACTCCATCTCCCCAATACAGGCTATTTCCAACCGACTGCATATAGGATTGTCCTGCCCCTGCACTCTTGGTAAACACAAGCCTCTTTACCCCATTGTATGTAGGATATGAAGAACTCCCTCCTCCTTTGTATAAAGAATACAGAGCATTGGCTTGATCAATCATTAGATTAATTTGCTCTGTAGAAGTATCAAAAAGACGAAACTCATAGAAACGGTCTGGAGAATCATAGCTATTGCTGTCCAACGGAGATGTTCCGGGTCTACGGGCTAGGGTTAGCTTATTTGTAATCTCAACGTTAAGACCAGAAATAAGCGCATCTCCTGCTTGACCATAAAAATGCTCGATCAAACGCGTAGTAGTGGCATCACGTAAAGGAGAACGATTGGTCCAGATACCACTAAAAAAACGAGAAACGAACAGGGGACTATATTTAACCTGTGTCTGACTTTGCGCTCCAGCTAGTTGAAGATTGTTACCCATTTAAATTCTCCTAATTAAGTTGTCCAGGAACCCATGCAGATACGTTGAATGGTGAGGGTGTGGATAATATATTCTGGACATTCGGACCCCAGACTTTTTGCCCTTCTGCTGTAAATGCAGATACTATATAAAACGTTCCAGATGGTGTAATAGTATCATTAGGAAATAAGAAATATGACGGGATAGACGAAATGCTTCCCGAAGAATTAAGAGAAATCTGTACAGTATAGTTAGAACATACTCTTGTTGATGTGTTTACAATTCCATCTTGGGATAATTCAAATAACAAAAAACCATTTTCTAAAGGGTTACCTTCTGAGTCTACAAAATTTCCACCAACTACCTGATTGGCTTGATCTGAAATAACTGTAAAGGGTTCTGTATTACTCGTTCCCGACAACTGAGATACAGAAATCAAACTGCTGGACACGGATACCAGAAGACTAGATGGAATCGTGGCAGTAAGTTCGATAGAACTAACAAAAGTAGTAACCAGTGCTGTAGAATTAAAATAAGCAGTAGAGTTAGAAACAAAACCTGAGCCACTTAATGTAATAACCGTGTTTCCGCTTCCTTCTTCCACAAAAGAAGGACTTACGCTAGTTAGTACAGGGTTTCCATTGTTCCCTAAAATAGTTATTGCATTTACAGTAGAACCTCCCTCGGAATGACTAGTCACCCATATATTCCCAGATGAATCAATTGAAAGTCCGGACGAGATAAAATTCGCAATATATGCATTAATAACTACACCAGAACTGGATAACTCAAATACATTAGTCGTACCACTACCATTTGATGCAAACCAAACATTTCCGGAAGAATCTAACTTAACTCCATCCCCAGTATTTATAGAATAAGCGCCAATTAAACTGCCATCGTTTGCAACATGTTTAACATAATAATTTTCATCCTGCGTACACCAAATAGTGTCATCTGGTGCAATGGTAATAAATCTAGAGGCTGCCCCGCCCCAATCAGCACCATACGTTCCAATCAATACTCCTGAATTAGAGAATTTTAGAAGACGTGCATCTGTCCAATCGGCAACCCATACATTCTGGTATGAATCAATGGCGATTCCTCCCGGCCAATTTCCAGTATTATAGGTTCCAAGCAGCACGCCGCTATTCGATAGTTTTGTAACCACCCCGGTGATTAAATGATTTCCCGGACACGACACCCACACATTATTAGAAGAATCAATGGCTAACTGAGATGGATTTGATCCCACAGAATATGTGCCAATAACGGAACCCGCTGTAGTAAATTTTGTTACTGCATCTCCGGGCCCGGTTCCCCATAAATATCCGTTCAAATCAACTGCCCATGGTACGGTGTCAATTGTGTAGGTATTCAATAAGTTTCCTATATTTGAATACTCCTGCACAACCCCCGATGGATCAACTGTATCTACGCTAGTCCACGCATTCCCAGACAAATCGAATACAACAGGAGTGGGTCCATTATTTGATGGATCGGTAACCAATATCGTCTTGACAATTCCAAATGACATAATTACATCCTTTTAACTACTTGACATCCACACTAGGGGAATTACCAGAGGCAATTACACTTACTTCCGGAACACTAGAAGTATTGGCTGCTACGCTGGCCGCTGCATCCGTTTTTCCCTTCATGACTGCTGCTCCCTTATTTACTGCATACAAGGGAGTACAAGTAGTCACAATAAAAGCCCCAGAAGTGACAAGAAAACTGTTAAAATCATTCATTGCTAGGGAGTGCTTGTGAACTGCTATGGTAAAACCAACACCTACAGTTATAATAAATAAAACAAGCAAAGAAATTATAAGTCGGGAGCTACTCCCTGTCCCGTCCGCTTCGCTCCAAACTGATACTAACCATTTTTTCCAGTTCATTATCTCTCCAATAATCTTAAACCGTAATTCTATTAGGACCAGAGACACACTGTCCCGTGGCAGAATAAACCGACTGTATATAATACGTTCCCGAAGGACTAATGTATGCATTCACCCAAAACACAGGGCTTCCAATAATAGTTCCATTCACATCCAAAGGAATACTAACAAATTGGGTTGTAATCTGCTCTCCAGATGCAGACCCATCTTGGCTCAGCCTAATAAGAATAAACCCATTAGAAACAGGACTTCCATCAGGTGTTATGAACGTATTGACAGTTAAAGATGCCTGCGACATTATACACTCCCTCGCCCTTGAATTCCTTGCTGGTTAGACGCCGGAAGCGTCTGCTGCAACCCTGTGACCGTCTGCCATTGAGACAGGAAAATATTAAACTGTGTCTGAGTTAAACCTTGGCTAGAACTCAAAATATGTGCTAAAAATTTCTGCTCTGCCATCTGAGCGCGGGGATCGTCTGTGAACAAAAATAAAAGACTCAGCATTCCCCAATTATATATATGGGAATACGAGTCTGGAATTGGTGCCCATGTTCCATTAAGACTTGTGATTAATGTTGGCTTCTGCTGAATAGTGATGGACACTGGGTATGCCTGATCTGGGCAAGGCATAAGTCTGAAAGTTACGTTCCCCAATGAGTCAAATAGTTGTGCCGAAATATCGTGTGGTCTGGATTTCGCAGATTCAGCGGAAAGACACAACTTAACTTCGATCTCCTTCCACTCTTGGGCTGAAGTATTCGGATTAGTCGCTTTTATGGATGCCGTCTCGATCCAACCAAAATTATAAGTTGTAGACCCCCCGGACAAACCGATTGGACCAGAATTCATCCAAACCACGGTTGATCCATCGTTCGTAACTTGTCCTGTGGTTGGGTTCCACGTTGGAGCAGTGCTTCCCGTAACTCCACCAGTGGTCACAATCTGTGAATTACCGTTGCTGTCCACTGTAACAGTTCCTGCTGATACATTAGTAGCAACTTGCCAGTTAAACAGGGTATAATCCTGCTGTCCCGGAACACAAACAAACCCGGTTACTGCACGGTTCCACGGCCACGAGAATGGAGGACTAACAATGGTCTGAAGAACTGTATTAGCACTGCTAACAGCAGGCTCATTGAAATTTCCTAATGCTGTAGGACGCTGTGAGATAAAGCGTTTTGCCCATTCAAGCGTCTGTATCAATTTTATAGAACTCAGTGCCATAACCTCTCCGTGCAACTAAAAATAAAAATGGGAGACGGGCGAAATGCCAAGACGTCTCCCGTAGTTTTTATACTAAATTACTAACTCCATGGTCCAAACGGAAGTGAGGGTGTAATCTGATTGATTCCAAAACCTGTGTCCATAACCCCTACATTTCCCGGATAAAATCCGAAATCATCCGGTTCCCTATCTGCCTGTCTAACAGCCTTATCTAAGGACTCCAGCCATAGTTGCTGCTCTTGAGCAAATCTGGCTCTAACTTTGGGATCGGGATTTCGTCTATAACATTGTGCGAAAAACCCACTTTTGAAAGCCCACTCAAAATTATCGGGCAGAGGGTTCAAATATTGTGTAAGATTGGTGAATCTGGGGGCAACCATTTGCCCAACAACTTGTATTACCCATACTACCCCAGACTGAGGAGGGGTAGGACTAACCCTGATACCTTGACCAACCGGATTAATTGCTGTCCAAACACAACCTCCATCGGTTACCGTTGTTGAAAGCAAATTTGGATTACGCAAAGTAGGATATGTAGGACTGGCAGGCCACGTTGGTTCCACACTCCCACAAATTCCATATGTTGTAAGACACCATAAGTTTCCATTGGGGTCTTGTATTGCAGTCGTAGCATTATATGGAGTAAGCAAAGTTCCAAGAGGATTAGTATATATTACACCCGGACCCGGATTCTGCTGCCCGCTCATACTGGGACCGGATACAGTAATCTGACCGCTTGGATTTCCTGCTGTTGGTCCTTGTGGCGCTGCTCCCCATGTTCCTGTCATCAACATACTGTTCGGCAACCACGAAACCTTGGCCGTATATCCACCTTGGTTATTAGTTACCAACAAGTCCCTGTCGATCTCAATTGGAAATCTCTGCTTAGGAACCGATGTCTGGTTAATATCTACCATCCATGCACTCTCAAGCCAACCAATATTAAACAAATTCGGGATAAAGTAGTCTTGCTGCACACTGTTTACTGGGAATGTAGGAAGATTATAACGATTCCACTTCCAGTTATATGCTTGACCTGCATTTCCACCATTGATAATTGCCTGCATAACATCATTGGCAATAGATAATGCTGGTGACATAGAAAATCCACCCGTCGCAAGGGCGGGGGCTACATCTCCTAAAGTAGATGCATCATCTACAACTTCTTGAAGCTGGATTGTTGAATTTCCAAAAACAGATGAAGAAAGAAATGGACTTCCGCTGGCATAAACAATAGCATAACCTGTTACTCCTGCACCTGATGCTATCAAATAAAGATTGTTTGCGTCAAAACGTGTGGGCTGAAACCAAACACTTCCTACACTGGTTAACTCAAAAACAACGGAACCGGGAACTACACCTAAAGTGTGTGGTAAGGTGAAGTTCCCGCCTGCGCTAGTTACAAAAGGTATTTGAACTATTGATGCCATGTTTGATCCTTATTATTTCAATGTTGTAGCTTCTGTGGCTTCCCTATAAAACTCTCCATTATCCGAGTAGCGGAACAAATATGCACTTGAAGGTGTATTTCTTGTCTGAAATTCCTTAGCTTCCTCATATACTGCCCATGCTCCCTTATAGGCTTCGTCAGTCTTATAAGCGCGTCTGACAGGAGGCTTCCAAGTCTTGCCGCAACGTAAACAGCGAACCCACATATCCCCATTAGCAAACGTATGCTTTAGTACGGCGTACTGAGAGTCATCCCCCTTTCCGCCTACAACACCCTGAGCACCATTTCCGCCTTTCTTGTGGTTACAGCGGTTCTGTGTTGCTTTGTCGATTGCGGAAAGCTGCTTCAATGTTTGACCATTGATAACACTTCGCTGAAGCCTGTTTTCACGCTTCATCCCACGCTCAGCAAGGCGCTCTTGAAGGTCTTGTAAATTAAGTGTTTTCTCCTGAAGTTCAAGCTTTGCATTTTCCAATGCAAGTTGTTTAAGTTCCGCATCCAAAGCATCAATTTTCTTGCTAGGCTTTGGTGTCTCTGCCGAATGTGTAGAAACATCTCCCGCAATATCATTCAAATTTGTCATAGTCTCCTCTCCTATTTTTCTATCTATTACTGTACACCGGTGTGAATCTTCCTAATCTCCTGTACCGTTGCATTATACCTATCAAACGCCGCATCGCTACGAGGTTTACCAAATATACGATTTGCCATCTCCTCTGTAATCATTTCTTTCAACATTAGCTGTAGAAGGCAAGTACGCCAACCACGTCTCCTCTCTGCAAGTGGTATACCATACCGATCGAAGTTCATAATCGATAATTCAGGCATCTGCCCGATTTGTGCCCAACAAGCTACTTCAGCTTCAGAAAATCCAGTGCGCGACACAAACAAAACAGCTTTGTCCGGTTGTGGATGCTGCTTATAGAAGCATGTTAAACCGGCTCGTCTAAGTTTATATATGAACTCCTCATGAGTCATTACCTTACCGATTCTGGCTTCGACATCTGCATACTCTTCCGGTTTCAGCCACTGATACTGCTTTGCATTCTCGTCATTTCCTTCTTTTAACTCTGCCAATACCTCCTGAGACTGATTACTCGATGGAGCATCTTGGTAATACTTTGTGGAGTACTCTGCCACTTGAGCGGCTAACTCCGGGGTCATCTTAGTATCTAACTCTGCACTGTAGCTGTCCCATGGTGCCGTAGCGTCGAGGCGTGTCCCCTGTAGCTTCTGGACTTCTTCTGGTGTAATTGTCATCAAGCCCTCCAGCTTGCAAAAACGTGTCTGCTCTAAAATAAAGGCCGCGACCCTTGGAATAAAGCAGTGCAGTCAACCGCCTGCGCGGGCTAAGTGACCGCAAGCATATATATGTTAATCCATACTCAGTAATCCACATCATATGGTTTTTCATATATATGAAAACTTTGCGCGGAGCCGAAGCCCCGCGTCTTTTACTCTGCCTGAACGTACAAAGCAACTAAACTTTCTGCTTCTGCCTGAGTAATGTTAGGTTTACCTAACAAAGAAAGTCCCTGTTTTGCCGCTGCAAGTTTTGCGGTTGCTTGCTGAGCCGCAGATACAACCGGCTCATACTGTGCAACCTTTTTATTAAAGTAGTTAGTTCCTTCACCGGCCATGCTATCTCCTAAAGAACTTCCTGTGATTATTTGCTTTGGTCTATGGCGCTTAAGGCTTGTAGGCACTTATCGACTATAAAACTATAATCACCAGAGCCGCATTCTATCCCGCCAAACGCTCTGATTTTTTCCATCGCAATCTGACTGTCTGTTTCCGACTTGCACAGTTCCAAAAACAACTCATCTGAATGTTCCTGAGAACTTTTCTGACCACTGCGCAAGCTTTTGTTAACATTGCGCAGTGCTCGATTGTGATGACGTAGAACTTCCATATTGTCTACGTCATCATTTTGTGTCATCATAATACCCTCCAGTATTAGAACGATTACGGTAATACGGTTACCGAAACCTCTGCGTAAATCTTGTCTTTCGGCAAGTTATACATTGGATTTCCTGATGCTGCCCCGGTTACACCAGACTCATTATCAAAAGTTGGGTATGATACTTCTACCACACTCCCGCCCGGATAAAGAGCAGTCAAAAGACCGTTTGCACTAACTGATACAATTGCTTCAGGTGTGCTTGAGGGGCTGTCTGTCCCTGTGCTAGTTGTCTTAAAATCATATACAACATATGTAAGTGAATACTCGCCTACAGCTACTTGCTGCGTAGCAGTCGCTGTTTGAGCCGACTCCGCTGCGCCATTCGCGTTTGCAAGGGTTAAAGTTGTAGTTCCGTTGTTATCCACACAAACAAATGTGCCATTATCTGCCGCAGTCCCGAAAGATGCAACCACGAAGGTTTCACCAATCAAACTGTGAGCAGCGGCAACAACTGTTCCTGTGTAAACTGTATTAGCACCAACAGCATTTGCAGCCGATGTTAAAGCGTATACATTACCTGCAATAACTTCCTGAGAAGTTGCAGTTGCTGTCTGCGCTGTAGCAGACGTAGCACTTGCATTCTCCAACGTGATTGTGGTAGAACCATTATTCGCTGTACAGATGAATGTTCCATTGTTTGCTGCGGCAACATAACCTGCAACAACGAATGTCTTCCCGACTAGGGCGTTAGCTCCTGCTACAATTGTTCCTGTATACACCGCAGTAGAACCACTAGAACTTGCAACAGATGTCAAAGCATATGCTGTGCCCGGCGTAAGTTCATTTCCACCGGCATCTTCAATGTTAGGACTAAGCTGGAATGTTTCTGGATAGGTTACTCCAGCATATGTAGCACCAGTCTTAGATAGAACAACATTGTTATATCCCGGAACTGAACTTCCACCTGCCAAGTTACCTACAACAGAGATTTTAGCCGCTACACCTAAACCTGTAGTTTGAGCCGGATATGACTCTTGTACGTTTCCCATTTTTTCTCCTATTTCATAATGTGGGAGAAATTTCTCTCTCCCACATAATTAGTTAGACTTAGCCTTAGCTAATTGCGCTTGCAGCGTCAATCTCACGGATTCTGATTGTTGTATCAGGACCAAGTGAAGTCGTGAAATGTACACGATAGCTAGTCCATCCGGGGATCAACCCTTCAGGATCAGCAACGCTAGGTGCAGCATTTTGTACTACGTTACACTTAATATTGCTCCACTCACCGTCGCCAAAGCCTGTGTCGCCCTGTGCTCCAAGCTTAATGCTAAAGATACCGTCACGTCCGAAGATGTAGGTACGAAGAGCAGTAAAGATTGATGCACCAGCGCCAGAATTGTAGCTAGGTGTGGTTGTAACTTGGTTAGTCTGGAAGAAACGAACACCAGTTGAAGGAAGTTCAATCATTTCTGTCAAATCAACAGAAATAAGGTCTTCCATACGTGCTAGACCAACTGGAGTGTGCTTCAAGATGTCGATAGGTGAGTTATTAGTAGCGTCAGCTAGAACATCGCCCAGAGCAAATGGGTGAATTACACCTACAAATGTCTTGCTTGCTTCGTCAAACGGACGAACTGAACGACCTGCAAGACTCTGCACAGCATTACGAATCTGATCAAGACTCAGTGCTGTAAATACGGTTGATGGTGATGCGC